ACAGGGTTCTTTGGAACATAAAGATACCCCTCCCCCCTACCTCAAGTAAGGGATAACACATGGCAGAAGCAAGACTTAATAGAAAACTGAACTTAGTTTTGAGTGTCGAAACAGACAATGGGACAGCGCATGTACACTCTACTCCTATTGGCAGAGAGGTGTTTGAAGACAACTTTCTGGTAATATCAAGGGCATTCACTGCTGTTTATACGAATGGCCTTGGACCGGTAACGGGACCACGAGTAGCTGCTCTTCTGCTTAAACAAGAAGCTGAAACCTTGGGTATCTGGCCCAAAACTCAGCAATCGTTGATGGCAGAAATCTACCGACTAACGAATGTCATTGCTCCTGGACCTAATGGTTGGGAAACAATGCCGTTTGATGTAGCAAAGAAGCGTGGTATTCTAGATGATGATGCAGCAGCGGAGGTTGAAAGCTGCATCGTATATTTTATATGCGCCTCATCGATTCACCTGAAGTCAGAGATGAAGGTGGCGATGGAAGGCTTGAACACTCTGTGGGGCGCGCAAACTACCTCCTTGAATGCTACGGAATATACCCGTTCTTTGCAGACCTCGACGCCGGAAGAGACTACTGGCGAGAGCCCGAAAACGGCAGTGAATCAATAGTACATTCCTGTATGTCATGGTTAATGGACGAAGGATTTAAAGAATTCTTCGACCAGTTTGAAATGTCATGGCCGCATAACACTCGACTAGAGTGGCAACAGCGGTATGTGATCGCTATGTGGAAGTCTTAAATGGCTGATCTAAAATTTCAAATACCACAAGAATTCATGACTGCGGTGAATAAATTCACACGCTCTGTAAATAAATTTGATAATACGACGAAGCAGTTTCAGGCGCAGATGCGTCGTCGGTTGATGACAACTCGTCGTCCACATCATCATGATCCAATTATAAGTCAACTACGTCGCTTGGTTCAAGTTTCTGAACGCTTGGAGTCTAATCTTTCACGTACTGTAGATATGATGAGCAGACAAACCGGCCTAGGTCGGTTTTTGAATTTTAGTCAGATAGAAGGAATAATCGCTCGTATTCCTACGAATATGATAGAATCAATGCCATTTACGGCAGGAGCAGTTCGGTTTGCTGGTGCGTTTCTTGGTCCTATTGGTGTTATTGCCAGTGTTGCTTTTGAAGTCACTATTAAATTGGTGTTGAAAACGGCGACATATAGTCGCCAAATAGCTGCTGAATATTATAAATCTCTGGGACTTACAGATATTGGCGGGTGGAGAGCTTTCAGCACAACATTTGGACCATACGGCATTTCACTTGGAGGTATGACTCGAGCACTTTATGATATCAGTAGTCCTGAATCTGTGGCTTTGCGCGTTTTTCGTATCAATGAAAGCGACTCTGCCGATGCAATGACTGCTCAACTTGAGGCAGCATCAAATTATCTAAAAGCTCTGCCACCCGGTATCGTGTTACAAATGGCAGAAGGAATGGGACTTGCTCCATTATTTGATGAACAAACAATTTTGGCTCTGCGTACTATGTCACGAGCCGAAATTCGCCGGCTTGCTGAATTGTTTGTAAAACGTAAAAAGATGTTTAAGCTACCGCCTGAAACAATTCAAAAGTTTCTTGATTTTCATTGGTCTTTAGAAACTGCTAGTCTTAAGATTGGTATTCAGATTATCAAGTTATTAACGAAAGGTGATCCAAGTATCGTAAGTTCATTAGAGCATCTGGGTGAAATATTCACAAAAATTACTGTGAATGTAATCAAAGTATTGGCTAGATTAACGACGCCAATTATTATGAAACTTATAGAAGCATTTAAATTTGTCATACGAAAAATACACTCATATATTGGTGCGTCACGTAAACCTGAACAAGTGTTGTTTAGACCGGGTGTTGGACCTCGTGCGAAGGCTCATATTCCAGGTCCTATGTTTAGACCGGGTGTTGGACCTCGTGCGCGTGAAGCGCAAAGGCTCGGTCCTCTATTTAGACCTAGTGTTGGGCCTAGAGCAAGAGCAGTAGAAAGGATAAGGGAAAGGGAAAGGGCTACAACAGGAGCAAGAGAAAGAGGAGGAGCTATCCCCGAAGTTCCGACCCGGTTACGTGCTCCTACCAAACCAAGTGAGGCTCCAGAAACTGTTCAGGAAGCAGTTAAAGGAGGCTATGCTCGTCCAGATGGTGGTATAGATCGCTCCCAATTTGTTAAGGAATTGCAAGATAAGCCGTGGCTTCGACAAAGGGCAGCGGAAATTGCGGCAGCGGAAGAAGGAACACACCCGCAAGGAACCCAAATGATAATTGAGTCTGCTATGAACCGAGCTCAGGTTCATGGTACGACTTTAGAAAGACAACTTAAATGGACTTCTGAAGGTGGCTATTATGATGCGGCGGGTCGTAGACGTGGTGAAGCTACGGCAGCAGATCCTAAAAGTCGGGCAGTTTTAGATAAATCATTAAATAATGCTCTAGGTGGGAGTAATGCTGCTGAGAATGCTACGGACAATGCATCCGGCGATTTTGCCGAGCGTAGGAAGCAAAGTGGTCAGTATACCTTTATTAAGAAATCACCAGCAGGGGATTACTTCTTTTCACCTGGGACAGCAGAACCGGGGGCTATAAAGAAATATGAGGCTTGGAAAAAGGGCTTGAAGCCTGGAGGTGGTGTCATTCCTTGGACCGTTAAAGATATCCAAGAGATGGATAAGGATGATAGGACGCCATCGGCAGTGCAGCCTTCTCCAGGAGCAGCAATGCCTGGAGCCAAATTATCCCCTAGTGGTGGCGACCCTACGGCTGTAATCATACACCATACTGGTGATCGTCATACAGCAGAACGAAATGTTGATATCTGGCGTGGTGGCGGGCGTGGGATTGGTGCTCAGTATATTGTTGACCGGGATGGTACAATTCACGATGTGGAAAAGGAATTTGGGTATAAAGGAACTGGTCATATTCATCCTGATTATACACCGCAAGAATTCAAAAATAAAGGAATAGTAAATAAGAATGTTATTGGTTTTGAAGTAACAGGAACTGGCGATAAGGACATTACTCCAGAGCAAGTCAAGGCTGTTAAAGATTTCGTTAAAAAGAACTATCCTAACACCCCGGTCTATGGTCATGGTGAAGTAAACCCCGGTCACCGTGAAAAAGATGAAGGTATGACAATCGTTAACGCGATTAGAGCAGATAGAGAAGCTAACCCATCTGCACAGAAAGTTCCTGCCGAACCGATTAGCGGTCAGAAGGAACAAATCGCTAGTGGGAAATTAGGAGCTCTTCCTGACCAAGCAGATCGCCCTTATAAGATATCTGGTAAAGTAACGATTGGTAATGAAACTTTTGACTATGCCTCTGGAGGTATGAAACGAGGTAGTATGCCATATGGAAATTATCCAATCAATATAGGTAAAGGTGATATTGGTCCAATTGGTCAACGAATTGGTTCTGTGGCCACTGTGGGTGGATTAGGTGGAGAAATCGATGACCCCAAATATCCCGGTAATCCACGAGCCGGTATACAGATCCATCCTTGGGATTCAGCAACTTTAGATCAGTTAAAGTCAGAAGGATGCTTTACTGTTCCTAGTTCTCAATGGCCCGCTTTCAAAGCGTCTCTTTTAAAGAAAGCAGAACAAGGTTCATTAATTGTATCTATTCAGAGGAATGGTCGTGCCAAAATTTTAACACGGGAAGAGTTTGAGAAAAACGCTAAAGCATCGGCGGCAGCGGAAGCAGAGAAGCCTAAGGATAAAAATCCATCACAAACTCAGCACGATAAACCATTTTCATGGCCGGAAAATTCGGCAAATAAGAAGTCCATTCTATACACCGGCAAAAAGGGTGATGAGGATAAACCTAAGAATAAAATCAAGGTCGATAACGATAATTCGGAATCTACCGTGCATGTGCAAGAATCACCAACAGCAGACCTATCAACAGCACCCCTGTAAATCATGCGCTATTATTCAGTCGTATTAGGTGGTGCTCCGGCTGTGTTTGAGCCAAGGTATGATGGTGGAGCAGTGTGGGGAACTATGTTAAACGGAATACATGATCGTAATGCACAACAGATTGAATTTTCCTTACACCCTATTCGCCCGCATGAAATGGCCGCAGAGGCAAGTGTTCTTACAGTCTACGGTGTGAGTTGGGAGCAAGTTAGTCAGTACGCAAATCTTGTTGGTGCTAGAATTACTATCACTGGTGGAATGACTCCTGGACTTCCGCTTGCCACCCATCAATCTCAACATAATGGTATGTTGATTAGTGGTGTCATTAATCAATGTTGGGGTAACTGGATTGGCACTGATATGTCAATTGGTATGTTGATTCAATATGCCGGAGGCACTTCTGGTGGTGGTGGAGGTGGTGGTGGAGGTGGTGGAGGTGGAGGTGGAGGAAATGGAGGTGGGGGTGGTGATGGAGCTCCCTCTGCACAGAGCCTAAGTTTCAATCGTACCGGGGCGAGGTCTATTGATAAGCGACCACTTCCAATTGCTGCTAGACGTAGAATTGGCGGGAGCAGTTCCACACCGGTTATTATGCCAGCTTCAGGATTTAATTTCATTGGTGATATTGGCGGATTCCTTGGTGGCGGTGAAGCATTTACAGGAGCAGCAACCTCTATGATAGGTGGAATGGCTACCTCATTCTTTGGCGGTGGAGGTGGATTAGCGGCTCCGTTAAACTTTATTCATGATATGCAAAAGAATACGCCTCTGTCATCTGCTATTCAACAGACACTCTCAAAGGTATTTCCCAATGCACAGTTGAAAATAAACATTAGTCCAGCATTGAAACTGGCTTATCAAGACGCCGGTATGTATCAAAGCATGGAACAATACGCATCATACATTAAGGAGCTTAGTCATTCTATTCTTGGTGTCAAAGGGTACTCAGGTGTTATTACGAGCATACTCGGCAATAAAGTCACTATGACTGATTTCACACAACCGTCTACATACACCGGTAATGTCCATGCTGAAGATTTGATTGGGCAGCCTACGTGGATAGATATGAATTCAGTTAATATAGTCACTGTGTTACGTGGTGATATTAATGTTGATGATTCTATTCAATTACCACCGAATACTCTATTTAATGTAGGTCCAGAAGCTGGAGCCGTAGCGGGCAACCAACGGTCAAAGCTTACTTTTCAAGGTGCATTTAGAGTTCAGAAGATACATCATGTTGGTGACTTTCGAAATCCTGACGGTGTACAATGGTCTTCACATTTTACCTGTGTGACTCCTAGTTAAGGTTTCTTATGGTCAAGGCAGCAGCAGTTAACGTTCAAATCAGAGACGCCGAATTTAAGGCGTTCGCTAAGTCATTTAATGAACTGTCTGATAAAATGAAAGTTATGACCCAACAGTGGAAAACGTTGGGTCTACAAATCAATAATACTGCAAGTCAGATTGATCGTATTACTTCTACGATTAGAACAGGAACACAGCATCTAGCTAATTGGGTGAATACTGGTCAAAGGATGACTAAGACTATCGTCAAATGGGGCGGTTTGATTGGTGGTATTGTCACTCTGCTTGGCGGTGGTTCTTTCCTAGGAATGGATAAGATTGCGCAGCGAATGGTCGATATGCGCAGAAATCTATTGGGATTAGGTGGTGCTGACTATGGCAAGACTCAAGCTACTCTTACATTTGGTAAGGGTTTGATGGATGACCCAAAGTCAGCACTTGCTGCTATAAGAAGAGGACAAACTAACGTTGCATCTGATGAAGCTCGTGCTCTAGCGGCGAAGGGATTTACTAGAGAACAAGTTGAAGGCATGGATGCTAACGATCTTTTGAGAGAATGGTTAAAACGAACTGCAAAAATAAAGGATAAAAGTGGCAGAGTCGTACCGACCGCTGTTGGTCAAAAAGAACATACGATATTAAGTGAAGATGATATCAGGCGCATACATGGTGATCAAGGACAATCACTAGTAGAGTCATTTGAAAAACGTGCAAAATCAACGCAAGGTCTAACTGATGATGACCTAACAACATGGACCAAGTTTTGGGAGTCAGTAACCAATTTCAAAAATAAGATTGATACAGAATGGATTAAAGCACTAGAACCACTCGCCCCGGCAGGCACACATTTAATTGAAGCTATCACAAAACTTACAGAGTCATTTCTTAAATGGGACGTGGTTACTAAGGATATAGAAAAGATTGCAAAAGGTATAGAATGGCTTGCCAACTTTATGGAAAACCCAAGTTGGAAAGAAGCCTGGAATGCTTTTGAATATTTCTTCAAACAAGATATAGAAGATGTGAAAAAGCTCCTCAGATTTCTACATTTGATAGGACCTGGAGTACCAGATGCTACGGCACCATCCGCAGCTCCACCTGTACCATCTCCTGGATCTTCATTATTAGATAGAGCGAAGGCTGGTGCAAAGAGGATTGGAAACTTCCTTAAGACACCGGTAATCGGTAGCACTTCATCAACAGGAGGACCAGCGTTTAGTTTTTCTGGTGGATCTAGTACCTCTTTATTTAATGCACCAATGAGGGGATCAGTTCCGAGTCCAGGGGGAGGGGGTGTGGCTCCTATGCCTGCTCCGTTTAGCTTCTCCTCTGGTCCATCATACAAATTTTCCAGTGCTGTGCAGAGTATGGCTCCAACTCAAGGTGGTGCAGTGAACAGTGTTGCGAATACTGTATTTGCTGGAATGGGTGGTGGTGGTGGTGGTGGAAAAGGTCCATTGGATTCTGATAATTGGCAAAGCAGTCGTACAGCGAGTCTTGTGGTGCGCGGTGTGCCGAGTGCCAATCTGTTCCTTACCGCAGCAGGAATGACTGGTTAAATGCCCGCATCAAATACACTGGTCCAGTTATCATATCAAGTTTGCCCCATTGTCTTAACAGGAGGTGCGGCAGCGAATATTCCTGGTGGGATATTACCGATACTCAATCTTATTGCTGGAGTCAGTAATAATGCATTAGGACTTCCATTTGATATTGGTAATCTGGATGATGCCTTTGGTGCATTCAATGTTTTACCGGGTGGAACGCTGGTCTCTCAGGCTGTTTCTAAATATCCATTTGCTAATCAACATGTCGCAGCAAATGCCACGATAGCAGAGCCTCTAACGATTTCTGTTATTATGGATGCTCCTATGCGACAGCCCAATGCATTCCTATATAAGCGAATGATTATGAGTGCATTGAAAGCAACACTTGATAATCATAACAATGTAGGAGGCACCTATACCATCTACACTCCTGCTTATATGTACACTGATCTGATAATGACTGCTTTGACCGATAACTCACGTGGCAATAACTCATTGCCACAGAATGCATGGCGGTTTGATTTTGAGAAACCACTAGTATCATTAGCCGATATTCAAGGAGCGTTAGGTGGTCTGATGAGTAAAATTAATGGTGGCTTACAAACAGATGGAAGTCAGTCTGGTCTTCAAACTGGTAATTCGACTCCACAAGCTCAGCTTCAATTTGATCCAGCAGTTGGAGTAGGTAGCACGAATGTCACGAGCTTCCCAAATGTAAGTGCATCACAATCTTTTAATAATTATCAAGCAATAATGAATACCGGTAATTTCAATTTTAGCGGTATCTCATGACAACAGTAACTCCGTTCCTTCCCTCCAATCTATTTACTCCAAAATTTGGAGCTACATTTGATGGAGCCGATTATAACGTTTCAATTACTTGGAATATATCAGCTCAACGGTATTATGTAAATATCTATGGATTAGATGGAATATGGGTTGTAACAGTACCTCTTATTCAAACACCTCCAGCACGAGCCGTTGCTTCACTTCTATATGATAATTTACGTAGAGTTGTAACCGTACAACTCTCAGATCCATCAACATGGCCAGTTCCATTATCAAAAGCTGGATTACTGACGCCACCCGGTACAATTGTTGATTATACTCTTGAAAACTTTGATCCAGCAGTATTGAATGCTACATGGCGATCATTGCATATAGATCCAATAACATTTTCTTTTCGATTAGAAGACGACCCCGGTGGAATAAATATTATAGGATCAGTGTCAAGATATCTAAACATGGTAGGTGGAATATTCCAAACAAGTACGCTCATTTATCGAAATGGGGCGTTTGAAATTAATCCATAGGTGATATAATGGGACGCTATGACTCACTAAAGCATCCATTTCACTTTACTATGCCCCTCTGGGCTAATAAGAAGGTGAACACTAATACCGAAAAACAAGCTAAGTCCATTCCATGCCATGTAACTAAAGTTGATAAAGACTTTATCACTGTAGCATTTGAAACTCAGAATGGTATCTTTACTCCACCCACTGTAAAGATTCCACAATCAATGTCGCAGTATGGTCGTGATCCTACTCAAGTAGGGGATAAAGGCTATGCGGTCCCCGGTGATTATTATCTGGGTGGTGTTACTGGTGATGCTGGTGGGAATACTAATTTTTATCCACGCGGTAATCTGACAACTTTATCATTCCAGCATGTTAGTCACACACAAAACCCAGATCGTGATGTTGATCAACTCACGCATATGGGTGGTCCTAATGGCTGGATCGTTGGTCCGTATCAAAAACAGAAACAAGATCAACAAACAGCTCAAAATGGAAATGGTGGTCAAAGTGGAACTGTCGCTGCTTCAGCAGCACAGTTTTTTAGAACTACTAATTCATTCAGAGCACAACAACAGAGTTTGCGTAAAGTCGTTTCACCTATGGATACCGGTGGAATTACAGGGGGAGGGGGGAGTAGTGGGTCAACTGGATCTGCTGGACAACAGCAACAGAATAATGATAAGACACAGTTTAGCTTTGATAAAGATGGCAAGGCTGTGATGCAGAGTAAAGATGCCGACCATGTTATTACTGTAGATCAGAAGGGCCAAAAGATTACAATCAAGGTACCTACTGGTCATAAAGTCTATGTTGGTGGCGACGGTTCAGAAGGTAAGTACGCTCAATTAGTAACGACCAAGGGTCCGGTCATCAATGCATTAGGGCGGATCGGATGAGAACTTATGGCCGAACTAGAGATGTACTGACAGGAGCAAAGAAGTGGTGGTTAGTCACAACTGATACTAATGGGTTTAATGATTCAGTCTATTTGACCACTCTTGCTCAAGTCTGCAAATTAAACTTAGGTGAAAGTCCATTCTTCGCTAATTATGGCATCCCTGCTCATCCATCAGTTGTCATGCAAATCTATCCTGATTTCTACATGGTTAGAACTCAACAACAATTTGCTCCCTACTTTGCTGCTCTAATCATAACCCCTACACCAATAACGCAAGGATCTGCTGATAGTGATGATGGCAGACCGATTCCTGCCTATAATATCAGTGTTCTAACAAACTATGGTTCTTTAATTGGCGTCCAAACTGCTCCCGGCTATCCTCTAGATCAACCGATATAAAGATGGCAACCTTACCTCTTATAATGACACCTCAAGGACTTCAACCGGCTGCTCCAGCAGACTTGCGTAATCGATTGATTACTCTTGTAGCTGGCAGCAACCCTGATTATACCGCGAATTTACCGGGGTCGTTAATTGAAGATATCTCTAGCACTGACACTTATGCTCTGGTTGTTAGTGATAGTTTTCTTGTTGATCTTGTTAACTCTGTTACACCATATGCCGCAAATCCTTATCTATTAAATCAACTTGGCATTCTATATGGTGTGGATCAACAGCCTATCACAAACACTTCTGTCTATGTCGTATTCTCTGGCACCCCCGGTTATATCGTTAGTCAAGGTTTTGTCGTCGGTGATGGTACGTATCAATACGTATGTCAAACTGGTGGTATTGTAGGAACAGATGGGAATACTCTTCCAATTTATGCTCTGGCTACTCAAGATGGAGCATGGCCGGTCGCTGCGAATAC